CCCGACAAGATGCGAGAGGTGACCAAATTTGGCGGTTCGCAGATTTATGCGCGTCTTACAGCGCAGAAGTGCCGCGCTGCTTCTTCGCTATTACGGGATGTCTACCTTGGCGGCGACCGTCCCTGGGCGATCCGTCCGCCGGCCGACCCGGACATCCCGGACGAAATCCTCCAGAAAATCGACGCGCTGATCAAGAACGAAGCGCAGATGGTGGCGCAGACCACCGGCCAGCATCCCCCCGAAGACGCCACGCTGAAGCGCAAGATCGCGCTGCTCGAGTCCGCATTCGAGGCTGCCAAGAAGAAAGCCGCCAAGCAGGCCAAGCTTGCGGAGGATCGCATCGAGGAGATCCTGCGTGGCGGGATGTACTATCACGCGCTAGCGGAGTTCATCGTCGACCTGCCGATCTTCCCGTTTGCCTGCCTCAAGGGGCCGATGGTCAAGATCATGCCCGAGGTGGTATGGCCGCCGGGAGGCGGGCAGCCGACGGTCCAGCAGATCCCGAAGATGATCTGGGGCCGCATATCGCCGTTCGACGTCTGGTGGACGCCCGGTGTCGCCGACATAGCGAATGCAAATGTGATCGAGAAGTCCCGCCTTACACGGGCAGAGTTGAACGACCTGCTCGATCTCCCCGGCTTCAATCAGGACGAGGTACGGAAAGTACTCGAGGAATATGGTCGGGGTGGGCTGTACGACAACTGGGATACGACCGACGCTGAGAGAGCGGTGCTCGAGAGTCGCGAAAACCCGGCCTGGAACCGATCCGGGTTGATCTCCCAGATGGAGTTTCATGGCAATGTACAGGGAGCAGTGCTGCAAGAATACGGAATGCCTGGAGTCTCTGATCCACTGAGGGACTACCATATCGACGCCTATTGCATCGGCTCTCATTGCATCAAAGCCAGCCTATCTCCGTCACCCCGCGCACGGCACAACTATTTCATTACAAGTTTCGAAAAGGTACCGGGCACGCCGATCGGCAACGGCCTGTCCGACATGATCAGCGATCTGCAGGACGTCGCCAACGCCACGCTGCGTTCTCTCGTCAACAACATTTCAATTTCCAGTGGTCCGCAGGTCGTGGTCAACGACGATCGCTGCCGCCCGGAGGAGAACACCGACGAGCTGTTCCCGTGGAAACGCTGGCACGTCACCAACGATCCGGTCGGCAACAATTCCAAGCCGCCGGTCGAGTTCTTCCAGCCGCAGAGCAACGCCAACGACTTGCTGACGGTTTTCAAGGCGTTCGTCGATCTCAGCGACGACGTGTCGGCGATCCCGAAGTACATCGGCGGTCAGGCGTCGGGCGGCGCCGGCCGCACCTCGTCCGGCCTCGCCATGCTGATGGCCAACGCGAGTAAGATCTTGCAAACAGTGGCCTCCAACATCGATCGCGATGTGGTCGACGTGTCGCTGATCCAGCTGTCCGATCTGGTGATGCTCACCGATACGACAGGGATACTGACGGGTACGGAGGATATTTACGTTCAGGGCGTCAACGTCGCGGTGCAGCGCGAGACGCAGCGCCAGCGTCAGCTCGAGTTCCTGCAGCACACCGCCAACCCAATCGACATGGACATCATGGGCATCACCGGTCGTGGCACCGTGCTGCGTTCTGTGTCGCAAACGATTGGTCTGGACGGCGACAAGGTGGTGCCATCCGACGAAGAGCTGATGAAGAAGCAGGAAGCCAAGGAGAAGGGCAAACAGAACCAGGACATCAGCGAGCAGGTCGACAAAGGTATTCAGGAGGGCGTCAATCAAGGCGTGCAGAGAATTACCGCCGAACTCACCTCCGGTTTCCTCGCGTCGAAGGCCAAGATGCCTGGCGACGAAGGGCCGGTTGGCGACGGGCCAGATCCTGCAGGGCCTCCGGGTCAGCCAGGAACACCGCCCGGTGGGCCGCCGCCTGGTGGAAATGTTGAGCAGTTCCGGCGCATGCAGGGCGCACAGCCTTCGCGCATGAACAATCAGCAGACGCAACCGGTGGATATGACCGGCAATCAGCCAAGGCCGCCTGGTCCCGGTGGGCGTCCACGTCCCATCATCGGCGGACCGGGCTAGGAGAGCGCGATGCCAACCTTTTACGTTCGATATCGCAAGAAAGGTCCGACCGGGGTTTTCAGCGTGATCGCTGCGAACGTCGATGTTGCCAAATCGATGGTAAGAAAATCGGCCGCGGCCGGCGAGGAATTCGATATCCTGGACGCCAACACCGCCGGTTACGAAATCGCCAGCACGACCGGACCCACCGGAACAGGGTAACCCAAGGAGAAGACCAATGGCTTCGTTCTACGTTACCGCGCGCAAGACCTCGCCGATCACGCCTGTCACCGTCGAGGCCGAGAGCCGCGAGCTGGCGATCCAGCAAGTTCTGGACACCAAAGGTGAGGGCGAGGAAATCGAAGTCCTGCAGTGCACCGAAGTGCTAGCAGAGCCGCCCACGGCTCCGGTCACTGCTTCCAAAGCCGAGAAAAAGTAAGGAACAGGCCAATGCCGGTATTTCGAGTAAAGTCCCGCAAGATCGGGCCGGTTACGCTTGGCGATGTCGAGGCCGACTCGCGCGAGCACGCCATCAACCTGGCGCTCGAGCGTGCCGGCGAGGGTGAGTCGATCGAAGTGCTGGACGCCCAGCAGCTGACGCCTGACATGGTCGATGTCGGTGAAACCAGGAAAAAATGAAGCTGGTATGGAATGCGATCGTCAAAAACGAAAGCGCGGTGATCGAACGCTGCGTTAAGTCACTATTGCCTCACATCGACGGCGCCGTCGTGGTCGACACCGGGTCGACCGACGGTACGCCGGAAAAGCTCAAGGAGCTGTTCGAAGCGGCTGGCAAGCCGCTCGAGATCACGCCTGCGCCGTTCAAGAACTTTGAACAGGCCCGCAACGAAGCCTTGCGGTGTGCGCGGTTGTCGCGGATGGAGTGGGACTACCTGCTGCTCGCTGACGCCGACATGGAGCTGCAGGTCACCAAGCAACCTTGGTTGAACGGCGAGAAGGGACTGTCTTATGACGTCCGACAAGTCGCCGGAACACTTGGATACTTTAATCGCCGACTTCTCAGCCGCGATGCTACTGGCTGGTACGTTGGGGTTACGCATGAATATCTGGATGTGGCAAGCGCCGGCCACCTGGATGGCGCAGAGTTCATCGATCATGCTGACGGGGCTAACCGACCCGACAAGATCAGCCGCGATATTGCCCTTCTGGAGGAAGCCCTCCAGACCGAAACTCGTTCAGGACTGATCGAGCGGTATCATTTTTATTTGGCGGGTTCGTATTATGACTTGGGCAATTGGGCAAAGGCTGCGGAGCATTACGCAAAGCGTACGACGTTGGGCGGCTACGCCGAGGAGTGCTGGTACGCTCAGATGCGGCTCGCGCTGTGTCGCAAGCAGATGGGTGACCTCCCAGGTTTTCTGTCAAACATGCTCGCTGCCTATCGGATGCGACCCCAGCGTGCAGAAGTGCTGTACGAACTCGCTCGATATTATCGTGAGCAAGGGGACAATTTTACCAGTCTGCTATTTTCTGAAGCAGGTCTGCAGGTGCCGCATGCCAAGACCGATTTACTGTTCGTCAATGATTGGGCTTACAAGTCCGGTATAAAGGAAGAGTTCTCGATCTGCGCCTACTACGACGAGCGCAAGCGCGCTGCCGGCGCCAAGATGTGCAACGAGCTGGCGCTAGCCGGCAGCGAGCAGGCCCGCGGCAATCTGTATTGGTATCTTAAGTCGCTGCGTGAGCACGTTCCGTCGTTTGTGCCGAAGCAGATTCCGTTCACCCCGCCGGAAGGTTACGTCGCGACCAATCCGTCGGTGGTCAATTGCGTTGCGTGCGGCGAGATCCCGATGATCCTGGTGCGGACGGTCAACTACACCATCACGCCGGAGGGACAATATGTCATTCAGGGAACCGATGGGACTTGCAATAACAGCAACCCTATTAATACTCGTAATTATGTACTTCGTGTTCGGGATGATGTTTTAGAGACGCACGAGCTGGGGCTGCCGAGAAACTGGCCCGAACCATTGTATCCGCTGGTGCGCGGGTTCGAGGACAGCCGGCTGTTCTTGTTGAACAACCGGCCGTGGACGTCGTCCACGGTGCGCGAGCTAACGTCCGAGGGTTGGTGCGAACAGGTGCTGGCGCCGATCACCGTCAACGAGTCGTTGGCCGCCGACATGCCCAACTGGCGCTATGGCACCAACTATTATCGCGTTCTGCCCAAGGTTCGCCAGCACGAGAAGAACTGGATGCCGTGGGTGCAGAAGAGCGGCAGGCTGCTGTTCGTATACCGGCTTGGCACGCTGATCGACGAAACCGGCGAGATCGTTCGCAACCACGATGTCGACTTCGATGTCAGCCGCATCAGCGGCGGGTCGCAGGTCATCGAGGTGATGGGCAACTACATCGCGGTGGTGCATGAGGCGCGGCATATCCCCGGACGGTCTTACAACCGCTTCTACCAGCACCGGTTTGTGCGGTTCAGTGACGCCGGCGAGGTGATGGGGATCTCGCCAGCGTTCTATCTGCACGACAAGCAGATCGAGTTCGTGGCGGGCCTCGCTTACTTCCCGAAGAGCAAGCAGCTGATGATCAGCTACGGGGTGCGCGACTGCGAGGCGTGGACCGCAACCATGGACCCCGACGAGGTGCTTAATTTTATAGAAAGCGGATCATGATCGTCGCCATCACCGCGTACGTTCCGATCCCCGGTCATCCGCGATCGGCTGACGAGTACCATCGTCTGGGTGGGCCGCTGATCAATCTTGCGTTCGAGGCGCCGCTGTTGTCGCGGCAGGCAAAGCTCGAGGATTGCTGGCTGTATAAGTTCATCGATCGGGCTTACGAAGATCCTGACGTCGTCACGCATTCGGTGTCCGATAACCCAAAGAAGAATTCGCTCGCCTACCATATCGTGCAGGCGCAGAAGACCGAGTTTCTGGTCGACGCGGCGAAAGCCTGCGAAATGAAGCCGGACGTCTACGTCTGGATCGACTACGGCATCTTGCATGTCCCCGGTGTGACGCCGGAGATCATTAAGGAATTCCTGAAGCGCGCCGACGGCGAGCAGGCGATCGCGATCCCCGGCTGCTGGGGGACGGACTACACCTACAATGACGAGCACCCGTGCTGGCGGTTTTGCGGCGGCGTGATGGTGGTGCCGCGCGAGCATTTGATCGCGTTCGACGAGGCAATGAAGCGCGAGTACACCCGATGGCTCTACCGGCACAACCATGTGACGTGGGAGGTCAACACGTTGGCGCGGGTTGAGCGGCGTGAGGAGCTGCCGATCTGGTGGTACAAGGCCGATCACAACGAATCGTTGTTCACCAATTATCAGGCTTCGTATTACGCCGATGCCCGTGCGCGGGAGGGAATTCACCTCCATGGCTGACTGGCGGGTGGCACATTCGCTGGAAAAGCTGCGCTCGCAGATCAACACGGCACGCCCCAAACGATCCAAGTCGAGCGACGGCTCGATCGGTGACGCCGCCCACGCCTCGAGGTCCAGCGATCACAATCCGTGGATTTCAGACGGCACCATGGGCGTGGTGTCGGCGATCGATCTTACTCACGATCCGAAAGGGGGGTTCGACAGCTATGCATGCGCGGAAATGTTGCGCACCAAGAAGGACAAGCGGATCAAGTACGTCATCAGTAATAAGCGGATCTTCAGCTCGACCACGCAGCCTTGGGTCTGGCGCGCTTATACGGGGTCGAATCCACATTCACAGCATGTCCACGTTAGCGTTATGTCGACCAAGTCGCAGTTCGACAACGTGGCGGAATGGGATCTGGGCGATCTGTTCAGCGGTGAAGCCCCGACTGGGCCGCCGACGGTGGAGACACCGATCCTGCGCCGCGGCGACAAGGGGCCGGACGTCGCGGCGTTGCAGGCGATGCTGGGGATCGAAGATGACGGCTACTTCGGACCCGACACTGAGGCGGCTGTTACGCTATTTCAGCGCCAGCGCGGGCTGGAAGCCGACGGCATTGTCGGTGGCTACACCTGGGCCGAACTGGAGAAGCAGTCGGAGTCGCCAGAGCCGATCAACAACCAGGTGATGACCAACATCGTCTGCACCATGTTCGGTGGGTCGGCCGACCCGAACACCTCGGCCTACGACGAGAATCACGTCATTTCCGATGCCGAACTGGGATGCGCGCTGCCGTACCGCTTCCCAGGCGCGCGGCCCAAGGTGAAGATCACCAACCGAGCCAACGACAAGGTGGTGGTCTGCGACATCGTCGATGTCGGGCCGTGGAACATCAACGACAATTACTGGACGCTGCCGAAGGGCCGCCCCCAGGCCGAAACCGGCTGGGACATGAAGGGCCGCAAGACCAATCTGGCCGGCATCGACATCACGCCAGCGGCCAACAAGGCGATCGCGCTGAACGGCTTCGGCCGGGTCGATTGGGAATTCCAGCAGCCGCCCGACGGCACGGTGCCGGCACCGGACTACGACACGATGGCGCGTGCGGTTGAAGAGGTGGCGAAATGCTCTAAGGCGGTTGCTGATGCTTCAGCTGCCCTAGCGTCAGCGACTGCTGCACTTAACGAGATATTGGCAGCAGTCAGTAAGCCGTAAATGGCGCCGATGAAGGCGACGGTCGAGGAGACGTCGAAGCAGGTCGGCGTCTTCATGTCCATTATGAAGGACCAGCCGCTCAGTCTCGCGCTGGTCCTGATGAACTTTCTGCTGATGTTTTTCTTGTTTTACTCAGGGTCCGGGCGCAAAGACACGGTTAACATGATTGTAAAATGGCAGCAGGAAACCGATAAGCTGATGGCGTCGTGCGTCAGCGTCGACGTGATGAAGCTCGTGTTGGACTCGTCGCAGAAGGTCATCGAAGCTGAGAACACGATGCGCAAGCTCTTGCTGGAGCACGACAAGACCAGGGCCGGCACGCCGCGAGAGGCACCGGAAACCGCTAGGTAAGGAGCAGTGACATGGCTGACGATGTTGAACAGATCAAAGTTCTGATGACTAAGGGGTTCGAGGAGGCGTTTATGAAGTCAATCGTGAATCTTTTTGGGGTTTACAGCGCCAACGTGGGGGTTACCGAGGGCCAGGCGGAACGCACCAAAAAGGGCATCGAAAACTCGGTCGAGGCGTATAGACTGGCTATGGAAGCTGTAAATTCATGGGATGGGTGATGTTGGATCATTCTGCAAGCAGCGGGCAGCACTCTTACAAAGATCGTGGGCCGGACTGCTACGAGACGCCGCCGGAGGCGGTGCACGCGCTGCAGAAGGTCGAGCATTTGCCGCCCAGGATCTGGGAGCCGGCATGCGGACCCGGCAGCATCGTGAAGGTGTTACGTGCTGTTGGGCACGAGGTTTATGCGTCGGACTTGCATGCTTACGATGAGGCCCACGCCCAGCTGGATTTTTTGAAGGTTAAGTTTGAAGTCGATTTTCCGGGCGTGATTTTGACCAACCCGCCGTATCAGCACGCCCAGGCGTTCGTCGAGAAGGCGCTCGAGCTGTGTCCGAAGGTAATCATGCTGCTTCGGCTGGCATTCCTTGAAAGCAACAAACGAACCAAAATCCTCGAGCAAAGCGGTTTGGTCCGCGTTCACGTTTTCCGTAACCGGCTGCCGATGATGCACAGGAGGGGTTGGAATGGACCAAAAGCCAGCAGTGCCATCCCGTTCGCCTGGTTCGTCTGGGAACGGGGTTACAAAGGACCAATCGCCCTCGATCGAATTTCGTGGGAGCCATCCCCGTAGGATGAGCCGCGAAGCCAGCCGGCATTACCCGTATAACCGGCTGTATTATTACTACCGGGGACGGAAACACTAGGAGGCTGTCATGGGCTTTGGGCTGATCTTCTGGATTCTGATGCTGCTGTGGCTGGTGTACAGCGCGTGGGGCTGGTGGGCGCCGGGTCAGCCGAATTGGATCTACGGCAACAGCGCATTCCTGTTCATTCTGTTTCTGCTGATCGGATGGCGGGTGTTTGGAGCACCAGTTCATCCATGAGGCGTGACGTTTGATTGCGTATCCATCTTTGATCGTGCCGCCCAGCGCGTTCACGGTGTTGGGCAACGAATTGTTGCCCGAGACTTTGCCGGACGGCGCGGCGGTATTCCGCATGCAGCTAGCCTGCACCTGCGGCAAGCACCCGTATATTTGCGTTGTCGTAGACGATGTTGCCGCGTTTAAGCGTGTGGCGTTCTGGCAGGAGCTTTGGAAGCATATGTACGCGCACGAAAAGGCGGAATGCCAGCGCGAGGGTAGGGAGTTCACTCCCGATCTGGCATGGGAGCCGCTGCCGTGAACGACATTCTGGACGACCTGCGCGACTTGTATCTGCAGGCGACCACCGAACGCAGCCACTACTACGTTGCCGGTGTCGTCGAGCGAGCGATCGCGGAAATCGAGCGTTTGCGCGGGTTGCGCGGGCCGTATTTTACCAAGGTGCAGTGGTTTGACCTGCCACTGGCGCTTCGGAAGCGGTGGTGGGAGGAGACCGGATACGGCAGCGCGGTGCCGTCCCCCGAATTGCTGGCAACAATTAAAGCCGCCCTCAAACACACTTAACATTTCCTTAAGAATTAGCGGCTAGCCTCCTTCCACAGTCCCCAGGTCTGTTAGGAGGATTCATATGGTCGCGCCGACGAAGACCAAAGAAGCCCAGCACAACGTGACGTTCGCCGAGGGCGGCGACACCGCGATGTTCGGCAAGCAATCTGCAGGCCCGGACAAGCCCGGTAACACCGGTAAAGACACATCCGCAGCGCCTGGCCCGAAGTACGCGGCCGGCGGCTCGCACAAGATGTTCGGCTTTAACGGGTCGCAGCCCGCCAAGGCAGGCCAGACAGGCGCACGCTGATGCCTCCTCGCATGGGCCAACCGTTGCGGTCGATGCGCCGGGTGTCGGGTCCGAAGCCTAAGCCGATGGACCCGTCCAAGGCGGTGCTGGCTGCGCCTCGCATCAAGGCCACCAGCACGCGCGAATACGGCAAGGGCGGCACGCCGTACTCCGGCGGCCCGGATGTGGGCGTCCGCGGTGCCGGGATCGGCTACGGAGGGTATGACCCCAATGTTTCATAGCAAGCCATTCAAGAAGGACATCACGCCGTTCGCCAAGGGCGGCAAGGTGGTCAAGCACATCGGCAAGGGCGCGCGCGAGCAAACGCGCAGCTCCGGCGGGTACGAGACGCTGACCGGCGCCGACACGCTGGCGCGGGCGGCAAACAATTATCCGAAGTCAGCGCCGGAGGCCCCGGCGGCGCCGGCGCCACCGGTTCCGATGGGTTCGCGCGGTGGCAGTGCTCCAACCGCGATGATGCCCCCGTCGATCGGGGAGGAAGAGTGAATTCGACCGATAATCTGAAGACCAAAGCTCGTTTTCTACGGAATGCTGCACCACGGGCTTACGACGATTTTTTCGGTGCTTTCGCTGAGTACACCGCGAACACGATCGATGTTTTGACCGAAGTGACCGAGAACCTGTCGCTGTATCAGGGCCATGCGCAGCAGTGCAAAAAACTCATGAAAGTGCTCGAGGAGGTTAAAAATGGTTGACGTCGTCGTCGATCAGGTGCCCAAGGAAAAGCTGCCGTACGACCCCAACGACATCCCCGAGGCTGTCAGGAAGCGGGTCGCGCAGGTCGAATCCCTGTACACGCCGTCGGGTGATCCGCCGGCTCCACCCCCCACCCTTGAGTCTCCCCCGCAGGCGCAGGCAACGCCGGCCTCGCCCTCCGTTGCGCCGGCGGTACCTCCCGCTCCTGCCGCGCCTGCGGACTTAACCGACGAGAACGATCTGACGTGGAAGACCCGGTTCCTGGCGATGCAGGGGCGCTACGCCGCAACCCAGAAGACGATCGGCGAGATGCAGGAGCAGATGTCGCAGCTGGGCAACGAGCTGATGCATGCCCAGCAACAGAAGCCGCCGCAGCCCAAACAGCGCCGGCAAGCGCAGAACTATCTGACCGACCAGGACGTCGAGAACTACGGACCCGAGCTGGTCGACCTGACCCAGCGCGCCGCGCTGCAGGCGGTGCAGCCGCAGATCCAAGAGGTCGAGCAGCAGAACGCCGCGCTGCGCAAGCAGCTCGCGATCGAAGCACGACGCCGGATGGACCAGGCTGTCGAGTTGGGCGTGCCGAACTACAAAGAGATCGATCGCAATCCGCGCTGGCACCGCTGGCTGTTGGGCGTTGACGTTTTGTCTGGACGTGTTAGACAGCAGTTGTTGAACGACGCTATCTCCGGCGGCTCTGCCCCCAGAGTGATATCGTTCTTCAAAGGCTTCCTCCAGGAGGAAGCAGCTACGGGTCACATCGAGCCAGCGCAGCAAGCCCCGGCAACAAGCGTTCCCAGGGAAGCGGCGGTACCACTGGCCTCTTTGGCGGCTCCTGGCAGGGCAAGGCCGGCGACTGGTGGCGACACCGGGGTGCCGCCCGACAAACCCATTTACACACGCGCTCAGATCGCGCAGCTGTATCGTATGCACCAAAAAGGTGCGTACACCGGCCGTGAGGCCGAGTGGGCACGTCAAGACGCCGATATCATTGCAGCTGGTCGAGAAGGGCGCATCCGGTAACCGGGGGCTGCTCGATCGCGAACGCGCGGTAGTCCCCAAGCACAAGGGGCTATCAGATGCCTGTTCCAACCGCTGGTTATCCCATTGCAACAGTGGGATCGACGACGCCGCTGACGCCTGTCGGCTCGACGGCCAATACCCTCCAAGCGACCGGATTTATCCCGGAAATTTGGAGCGCGAAAATGGTCGAGAAGTTCTACGCCTCCACCGTCCTGTCGGCGATCTCCAACACCGACTATGAGGGCGAAATCCAGAACATGGGCGATCGGGTCAAGATCCGAACCAAGCCCACCATCACCATCAAGGACTACCAGGCCGACGGTCTGCTTGGCCTCGACCGCCCGTCCGGCGGCTCGATCGAGCTGTACATCGGCATCGGCAAGTACTTCTCGCTGATCCTCGACGACGTGATGGAGATCCAGAGCGATCTCAATCTGCTCTCGATGTGGTCGGACGACGCGGCGCAGCAACTCAAGATCACGGTCGATCGCGATGTGCTGGGCGGCCTGGTCGGCGGCGCGCACGCCAAGAACAAGGGTGCGACGGCTGGTCTGATCTCCGGCAACCTCAACCTCGGCATCAAGGGCACCCCGGTGACGGTGGTGAAGGCGGCGCCGACGGCGGGTCAGGCGGACATCCTGGAAGTGCTGCTCCGTCTCGGCCAGTGCATGGACGAGCAGAACATCCCGGAAACCGGGCGTTGGGTGGTCATGTCGGCTGCTCTCGGGCGCTACCTCAAGCAGTCCGAGTTGAGGCAGGCTTACCTGTCCGGCGATCCGGTCTCGATGCTGCGCAACGGCCGGCTGGGCATGGTGGATCGGTTCACGATCTACATTTCCAACCTGCTGCCGTCTGCAGCGACCGACGCGACCAACTTCGCAGCCGGCGAGCAGCCGGTGTTTGCCGGACACGCGCACGGACTGACGTTCGCCTCGCAGATCTCCAAGGTGGAGACGCTGCGCAGCGAGCTGACCTTCGGGCAGATTTTGCGTGGCTTGCAGGTCTACGGTTACCAGATCGTCGACCCGACGGCGCTCTGCGAAGCCAAGGTCATTTTGGCTTAACCATTCCTTAAGAATCGACCCCTAGACTCCTCCTGCAACGGAGGAGCCTAGGGCGATGCCGACGTCTGCCAGCTATCACGGGAATTTCAGCCACCGGGATCAGCCCACCTACAACAGTGTGGCCGATTACGTTGCTGACGCCCGAGTGATTCTGCAGGATTTGGTCCCAGACTATCGCTACGACGACCCCAGCATGTTGATGGCGCTCAATGCGGCGCTGATCGAAGCGCGCCGGATCAAGCCGGAGCTGTTCGTTTACAATTTGGATACCGGCGGGCAGGTGCAGTCGTTCGAGGCGATCGACGACACCTACGTTGAAATTGAAACACAATTTCGGTTGGCCATCGTCCACGGAATCGTCGCTCACGCGCTTGAGCGTGATCAGGAGGATTACCAGGACCAGCGAGCGACAGCGTTCCTGGCGCTGTTCACGCAGGGGTTGGTCGGCAAGGCGCTAGGCGCCATAGTCGGCGGCTCGCCGCCGAAAGGTAAAGGTGGCGGATGAAGAAGAACGAATTCAACGCCTACTGGGGCAAATTGATTGGTCAGGCCAAAGTCGGCCTGATTGGTTCTTCCGACGCCCAGTTGCGAGTCCAACTGTACGACGTGCTGCATGAATTCTTCGACCAGTCGTGCTGCTGGACCGAGAGCATCAAGTTCACCGCCATCCCGGAAACGCTCGACTATCCGCTACAGGTGACCCAGGGGCGCATCCTGCGGCTCGAGGCGGTGCTCAACCAGCACAATCTGCCTGAAGCGGCGCTGATGCCGGACATCGGCACGGTGCATTTCCTCTATCCGTTCTCTCAGATCCAGCCGATGACGGCGATCGTCGTCAAGACGGTCACCGATCCGATGAATTGCTATCCGCCCAACATCCCGGACTGGATCCTGCCGAAGCACTCCCAGGTGCTGCTTCACGGCCTTCTTGGCCACATGATGATGATCCCGGCGCAGAGCTACACCAACCCGCAGCTGGCGCAGTTCTACATGGGGAAATTCAACGACGGCACCACCGGAGCGTACGTGGCGTCCCTGAAGGCCAACACCATCGGCACGCAGAGCTGGATGTTTCCGCAGAGCCACCGGACCTCCACCCAGCGCGGCGGCATCAGCACCTACAACGTCCACCCATCACCGAGATAGCCGATGAGCAATTGGGCCAACCATAGCCAGACGGCGTCACGGCAGGATCTCAAGATCAGCAACAACGTGACCTGGCAGGATGCCTTCCAGTTTACTCCAGACGCCACCGACTGGACGCTGGAGGGCCAGATGTTCGAACTCGACGTGCAGCGTAACCCCTACGACGCTTCGCCGCTGCTGTCGCTGTCCTCTGCCGAAAACGAAATCATCATCGCCGACGTGATCAAGCGGGTCGTCTACATGAACGTGGACGCGCAGGCGATCCAAGAGAGTCTTTCACCAGGCATCTACGTCTACGACCTCGTCATGATCGCCGGCAACGACCCGGCGCCTCCCGCAGTTCGCGTGGCGTTGATGTACGGCACTCTGGAGGTCGTGCAGGGCGTCACCTATCCGCCAGTTTAAAGGGTCGCCCCGATGCCCGTCGTCGACAACGAACCTGCACCCATAGCGGCAAGGCCGGTCGTTGTCGTTCGCGAAGGCGTGGTGATCGAGGGACATACCGGTCCCACCGGGCCGGCGGTGCCGGGTGCCACCGGGCCGACCGGCGTGACGGGTTCGCCGGGAGCGGGACCGACGGGTCCGACCGGAGCCGGCGCGTTCACGGGGCCGACCGGGATCCGCGGTTTGACGGGTCCGCCGGGATCGGCGGGTCCGACTGGCGATAACTCGACGGTGACCGGACCGACCGGACCGCCTGGCACCGGACCGACTGGGCCGACCGGCGTGCCGGGGCTAGCCACCAACACCGGCGCCACCGGACCATCCGGTCCGGCCGGCGGGCCGACCGGCAGCAGCGGGCCGACCGGCAGCAGCGGGCCGACCGGTGCAACCGGCAACACCGGACCGCTGGGCACTGGGCCAACCGGTAATACCGGACCGACCGGCAACACCGGACCGACCGGACCGCTGGGCACGGGACCGACTGGAATCACAGGCTCGACCGGCATCACCGGGCCAAGCGGGCCGACCGGCGCTGTCGGCGTACCGGGTTTTGCCACCAACACCGGCGCCACCGGACCAACCGGTCAGCAAGGCGTCGATGGATTCTTCGGCGGCACCGGACCGACCGGACCGACCGGATCGGTTGGTCTGCAGGGCATACCGGGGTTCGCGGCCAATACCGGCGCGACCGGGCCGACTGGTCAGCAGGGTCAAGGCGGTGACATCGGACCGCTGGGCGATCAGGGACCGATCGGTCCGATCGGACCAATCGGTCCGACCGGTTCGTTGGGACCGACCGGCAGCACCGGACCGACTGGCATGACCGGATCGACCGGGCCAACCGGCATGACCGGGACACCCGGCACCGCGGTCAACACCGGCGCGACCGGACCCGAAGGTCACTGGGTGCAGCTGACGCAGGCTGCTTACGATGCTCTAAGCCCGCCGAACCCGAGCATCCTTTACATCGTGGTGGGGTGATGCTGCTCAACGAAGCGGACGCGATTTATCTGGGCAGTGCCGCAGCCGACAAAGCCTACCTCGGTGAGGTGCTGGTGTGGCCGATGCCGGTCATGGTTCTGCAGCTCTCTAAAAATTACGTTTATGGCAACGCCAGGCTTGTTGGGTTGTTCTCAACGACGGGCGGCCTAGCGCCATACACCTACACGTTGGAGGAGTGAGATGGGCGTGTTGTTTCAGGCCGCCGAGTTGGAAGA